GACCGCGTCGAAATCGATCAAGTACGCACCGGTTTGGTACTGCACGAACAAGATAAGCGGCGACGTCGGCAAGTTGCCAATGGTTGTTAATCGACTCGGAGAGCGTGAAGTTACGCCGGACACGTCACACCCTGCCTATCGGCTTGTCGGCTATCGCCCAAACGTCTATCAGACCGCTTTCCATTGGAAGCAGCAGGGCATGGGGCATGCTTTATTGTGGGGCAATTGGCGGTCGGCGATCATTCGCGACGCCGCGGGAAGGCCAAAAGAGCTTATCCCGCTTTTGCCAGACCGCAGCGACACCGGCCTAGTTGATGGCGAAAAGTGGCACCTTACGATTATTGATCGCGACGACCATTTGAGCCTCTACAACGATATGATTTTGCACCCGGAAAAGGTAATCGCAATTCCGGATGCGGACGTTTTTCACGTGCCGGGGTTTGGCTTCGATGGCGTCCAGGGCAAGAGCGTTTTTGCGACAGCGGCCGAAAGCTTCGGCACCGGCCTAGCAGCAGAGAAGCAAGTGTTTTCGCTTGCGAAAAAGGGTTTCAGCGGATCACTAATTCTAGAAGCCCCGGCCGGAATGTTTCGCAATGAAGACGATGCAAAAAAGTTCCTCGACTTTTTCCGAGATGCCCATGATGGCGAAGATAACGCAGGCAAAACCGCGATGCTTCGCGAAGGCATTAAGGCTAATATGGTCGCGATGAACGGACGCGATTCCCAATGGCTTGAGCAACGAAAATTTCAACGACAGGACGTAATGCTTTGGTTTGGGCTAGGCTCGATTCCAGGCGATGGCGATTCGCAAGGATACAACAGCCTTGAAGAACATAATTTGGAATACCTTACGTCGTGCCTAGACAATTGGCTAACCAAGATCGAGCAAGAGGCGTGGACGAAGCTCCTTACCGAACGGCAAAAGGAGCGTTATACCCACGCATTTACGTTCGACCGCTCGGCACTGCTAAAGGCAGACATGAGCAAGACGGCAGACTTCGCGACGAAGATGGTAATGGGCCGGATCATGTCGCCAAACGAGATCCGCGTGAAGTACTTGGCAATGAACCCCTACGCAGGCGGCGACACGTACGACAATCCGGCTATTGATCCGCGATCAGACACCGAGCAAGTGCCCGGCGACAATGAGCCAGTCGGACCAAGTAATCGGCGGGTCATTTCGGAGCGTGTGCAGCATTTAATCGGCGTCGAGGCCAAGCGGGTAAACGGCTACGCAAGCAATCCGAACAAGTTTATCGGGTCGATCGATCGTTTCTATGGCTCCTGGCGCGACACCCTTGGCGACGTTGTCGAAGAGCTAGGCGGAGACAGAGCCATAGCGGCCGATTATTGCAAGGAATCGCATGAGACGCTGTTAGAGCTATCTGGTACAGTTGGTCCAGATGATTTGGCCGGTGCCGTTGCGGAGCTTGTAGCGACGTGGACGGGCCGCGCAGAGGCATTAGTTGAGGCGGTTTGCAATGGATGATTGGCAGGTCAGGACGGTTTACGACCCCGCTAAGTGGCTTGACGAGCATCGTAGCGGCTGGCAGTTCGGCGAAAGCGGTTATCTGGCCGCTTTGGCGGAGCGGTTGGGCATTGATTTGGCAATTGAGATCGGTGCAGGTGATGGCGGAAAGGATTTGCCGCTTACGCAGTTGCCGCAATACCAAAAGGGCGTCCCCACGATTCTTTATGAGATCGACGAACTGCGACAGCAGTCGCTTAGACAGATTTACCCGCTAGCTACAGTTTTTGGCGAGTACAACGATTTGCCGAAGCTCGACTATTCACGTGCCGGCGTAGTTATCGACGTTGACGGGCTGGACCTGTCAATCGCTTTGCATGTTGCCGCAAGGGCTTGGCCGGCGTTTATTTGTGTTGAGCATTTCGATGCGGCGTTTAATTGGAATACTAGAGGAAATATCCCCGAATGGCTCTGGGGCAAGCGACTTGAGCAAGGCGGTTTTATTTTGCAAGCTACGATTTCGCAAATTGGTGAAAAGCTTGAGACTGGCCCGCTTGGCTATAGCTGTATCGCCATTTCCCGCGTTAATTCTATCTACGTTCGCCGCGACCTATTGCCAGCCTTGGAGGGCTAAACAATGTACGAATTCGATAAAGACTCTGGGGAACTTTTCATCTACGACGTGATCGGCGAAGCGGTTTGGGGGATGATCGATTCCGCTACCGTCATTCGCGACCTGAAGGCACTTGGCAATCGACGGGCGACAATTCGCATCAACAGCCCGGGCGGATCCGTGGACGAAGGGCGGGCCATTTACAACGCAATCAAGCGGCATCCTGGCGGGGCAGACACGATCATCGATTCGGCAGCGTATTCGGCCGCCGGTTACATCGCGATGGCTGGCGAGCGTCGTTTGATCGCTAAAAACGGCATGTTGATGAATCACAACCCTTGGACGTTTACCTTCGGCAACTCGGAGCAATTGCGAAAGACGGCGGACGTTTTGGACAAGTACCGCGACACGCTCGTACAGGCTTACGCCGAAGCTAGCGGCAAGGACAAAAAGAAGGTCATGGAGGAACTTGACGCCGAAACGTATTACACGGCGGAAGAGGCGTTGGCCGAAGGCTACGTAACCGAGATCGGCGACAGCGTGCTATCAGACGACTCGTGGCACCCGATGGCGTTAGCGATGCGGCAAGCAGCGATGGCGAAAGGCGATCGCATCAAGCCGCAAGCGGGTTCGCGGTTCAAGTGCTCAAGACCGATGAAAGCAAGTTTTTTCAAAAAGTAGTTGACAACGCTCTAGCATTCGTTAGAGTGTTACCAAATCGTATTATCTGATTTGTGCGGGCAACTCGTTAGCGGCTCGGCAGGTCGGCGACTTAACCATCGCCACCCGCTCGGGCCGTTTGTCGTTTCTGGGCGGTGGCCTAACCACTGACAGGAACGAAGCTATGCAATGGGATATTAAAGCCCTACGGGAAAAAATGGCCGACGTTGCGGCCAAGTGTGAAGCGATTTTCGAGATCGCCAAAGCCGAAAACCGCGATCTAACCGCGGAAGAGTCGGCCGAAGTCGACAAGCTACAAGGCACCTCGGACAAGCCCGGCGAGATTCAGGCTCTGCAATCGCAGATCGCACGGGCCGAACGATTTGACGCGATTAAAGCGGCCAACGTCGTGGCGAAGCTCGGCGGCCAGCTACCAAGAGGCAAAGAGACCGCGCCGAGCGATGAAGAGCTGCCGCGGATCAGAGTACCGGCAACCGCAAAGCGATCGACCGCACTTAAAAGCTTTAAGGGGCCGAACGCTACTGAAGACGCTTATCTAAGCGGTCAGTTTCTTTTGGCAACCGTTGCCGGATCCGAGCGGGCCAGACAGTGGTGTCGTGATAACGGCGTCAAAATGGCTCACAGCGGAGACAGCAACTCCGCTGGCGGCTACTTAGTGCCGGACGTATTCGAAAACACGCTCATCGACTTGAAGGAGTCTTTCGGTACTTTCCGACAATACTCCATGCAATGGCCAATGAGCGGCCCGGTTTCTCAAGTGCCTCGTCGAGTTAGTGGGTTTACCACCTACTTTGTCGGCGAAAACGACACGATCACAGATAGTGAAATGTCTTTCGGTCAAATCAAGCTGAACGCGAAAAAGCTTGCGGTTCTGACGCAACTTTCAAGCGAACTCAACGAAGACTCGATCATCTCGCTAGCCGACGTCGTGACTCGCGAAATGGCTTACGCTCTGGCGGTCAAAGAAGATTCCTGCGGCTGGCTTGGTGACGGCACTTCGGCTTCCGGCGGGATCGTAGGCGTCAAAAACGCATTGGCCGCCGGGTCGATCATGACCGCCACCGGCATTACCACCTTTGCTAACGTGACGCTTGGAAACTTCGAAACTGTCGTTGGGATGTTGCCAGAGTTTCCTGGCATTAGCCCGGCGTGGTACATGAGCAAAACGGCATTCTACGCGACCGCTGGACGCTTGCAGAATGCAGCCGGTGGAAACAACACGGCCGACCTTGGAAATGGTCCGGTTCTTCAGTTTCTTGGTTATCCCGTGCGGTTTATTCAGACATTGCCAAAGACGGCGGCATCTGCTGAGTTTATCGCCTATTTCGGCGATCTTGCGATGACCGCAACGATGGGCAGTCGTCGCGGTGTGGAGATTCGCAGTGATGCGTCTCTTGGCTTCGCTTCGGATTCGATTTACATCCGCTGTACTGAGCGATTC